GTTCGCATGAGTCTTCCAGCACATGACTATATTTCAGCATGATCGAAATTGGACATGTCAGTAGGATTGCAGCGCGTTCGGCATCGGTCCCGGCGTCATGCATAGCGCGGAGGATTGGCAGCATGGTGTCGGTCATTCCGCAGCCCTCCCCGAAGCTTCAAAGCCCCAGGCATCCCAGCCCGGACGCGGATCACGGCAAAAGAGTTCTAATTTCGGCAAGCCGGGATAAAGCCGCTCGATTTGTTCGGCGAAGAATGCAGGCTTGGCAGAATGCTTGCCTTTGCGCTCGCGATGAACCGTTTCAGGCTGTGTGCCGGGCAATGGTGCCGCGACATCGCCGCGCCGACCGATCAACAGCAGCTCGTGGCGGTCGCGCCCCCAATATCCGGTTCCGGCGACTTCCTTGTCCCAGATCCAGTGATGCACGTATGTGAAACCGCAAGCATCCAGCACCCGCAACGCATCTGGCAGCATCGGATTGGTTGCCCATGCGAAACAAACCGCCGGATTAGTCCCGCCAATAAGCCCCGACATAAGAGCGACGATATCGTCTGTCGGCATGGTCGGATAATGATTTTCTGCGCTCTTTTCACGCCCTGTCACTTCCGAATGGACGCCAAATTGCCAAGGCGCGTCGAAATAATAGACCGGATAAACGCGCCCCAGTTCAGCCGGCGCCGTGGCAGCACCACGATCTGCAATCATACCCATGGTCGTCATGCGAACCGCATGCTTGACCTTTTGCTGATCCGAGCGGATTTCCTTTGCCTTGGCGACAATCGCTTTCTTTTCTTCGCGAATGACCTTGGCTTGCTCTGAATGTTGCAGTTCCGAGATCGCTTCGCCGGTATGGATTGTCACCTTGCCAGCACGGATCGCGTCGAGCAGTTCCGGCGCGCCCTTTTCATGAATGCGCTTGGCAGAATATACAGCACGCTCAGAGATCGACAGCTTTTCAGCTGCGCGCCGGGTCTGCAAATTTGCAGGCCCGGCAGTCGTCTGATTGACGCCCCGCTCCCAGTCGACAATTGCCGCAGCAATCAGTGCGCGCTGGCTTTCAGTCAAATGGCGGCGATGCAGGTTTTTAGAAAGGACGAAGTTAAGAGGATCGCCACCAACATATTGCTCATAAATCGGCTCTACATCGGCAAAACCGCATGCCCACTGCCGATTGCGACCATCCAGCACCATTCCATCGAGTAGAATAATGGGATCGCGCTGCCCGAAGGTGACAATATCATCAGCAAGCAGCTTGCGATCTGCCTCCGGTATCATCGGGAACATGTCCGCTAGCGGATGCGCGGGAAAATTTCTCATCGGCGCATCTCCGCCAGCCAAACAACGATGATAAATGGGGAAGTCGCTGCCAGCGTGACGATGACCGCGAGAATGACTGGGACTAGGAAGTCGTGAGCCAGCAGCCGTTTGATCATTGGCGCGCTGCCTTCAATGGCTCTCTGCCTTCTAATGTGCGAAACCGATCAACCAACCGTAGAACCTGATGGCGCGGAATTGGTCTCCATTGCCCACCATTCTGCGATATGTGACAGCGCCAGCTTTGCATACGTAGCCGGATACCGAAGCGGTGTAGATAGCTGTTGCAATACTCAAAACTTGCACTTGCCTCCGCCTCAAACCGACGTGGCGCGCCATTCTCAGCAACCCATTTTGCAATAAGCGTATCGACGGAGGTCATTTCATCCCTCCACCTTGCAGAGAAGATCCTGCAACGCGCGCATCGCTTCCCGCACTTCCTTGGCAATCAGCTTCCGCTCACCGGCGTCAATATGGCCATCTTCCAGGGCCGTAAGAACCGCCTGCGATACGTCCATCGTCTCTGACATGACGCGATGCGCGTCCATTGCATTTACTGGCGAACTATTTTCAGCGTCTTGGGCAATTGATGCGGCAACCAAATCAAAGCCGAGTAAAGCCGCAGCCTGCCGGATGATTGTTGGCGTCTGAGCTTTGCGTTCTACTTCAATCACGACGTCGATAGGCATGAAGCTGTCATGATGCTCGCTATTGAATGACGCATACTTAGACAGCGTCGAGGTGCCGACGCGGGTGAAAGGCAAAATGTTACTGATACCGCCAGCTAAGGCGAAAGCGCCATCGGTGGCGGACTTAAGCGAACGAAGTTCTTGCTCGGAAATAGTGCGCACGAAACACCCCCTGAAAATTTCAAGGAAAAAAAGACAACAAAGGATTCGGTGAAACTCTCAGGCCGTGCCGTTACAGCTTAGCCATGAAATCAAAACGGGCGGACCACAGGCCCAACGCTTACGGAAAGATGCAAACAATGACTTCATGGCATTGCCACAACATCAGAACTATCGGTCGGGGCGCGCCGTCCAGCAGTCTCACGGCGCGCCCCAGTTTCGCCACTGGGGAGGTCAGCAGGCGAATGGGTATTACGAACGGATGCAGCGCCAGACCAATCTTTCAAGCAGCCCATAGCTCGCTCGAATATTCCAGTGGAGAGATCCCGCTTTCCTGCAATCAGATCGTCAATATGACCGCCGCGACCAAACAGTGCCTTTGAAACCGACGCGCGCGAAACCCCAGCCAAATCGCAATAGCGATCAGCCTTTGAAATGAGATCTTCGATGAGTCTGCTTTTCACTGATGACACCGGCAACAATCCTATTTCCGCTTACAACGCGGAACATAGGGGACATATTTCCCCATTGTCAACGGATAATTGTCCCCCTTACGGACAATTCACTGAGGACGATAATCCCCGTATGGAAAAGAATATACAAAAGCGCATTCGAGAGCGGCTTGAAGCTCTTGATCTGACACCAGAACAAGCCAGCCGAAAAGCCGGTTTGGATAAGACCTATTTGCGCAAGCTGTTTGAACGCCCCTCCGCATCACCACGCGGAAATACGCTTGAAGCGCTCGCGAAAGCGCTAGAGGTGGAGATATCGCACCTCATCTCTACAGACGATTCTATCGTCGAGAAGGTGAGTAATGACGTCACTCACAATGACGTAAAAAGTGCAAATGTTAACCCACCGTCAAGGCAAGTGATGCCAAATGATGTTCCCGTACTTGGAACCGCTGCGGGGTCCATGGAAGGAGCTTTTCAATTGGTTGACGGTGTTATTGACTATGTTCGCCGCCCTCCGGCCCTTATGAATTCCCGCGATATTTATTCCATATTTGTCGAGGGATCTTCGATGTATCCTGAACATAAACATGGTGATCTTCGCTTCATTAATCCGCATAAGCCTGCACGCGTAGGCGATAGCATCGTCATACAAATCAAAAACGATGGGCGCCTAACTTACGATGCGATGATCGGGCATTTAGTTAGACGTACGGCGACGCAATTGGTCATCGGCAAGCTGAATCCAGAGATGACCCTTACGTACTCCTTAGAAGACATTGTGAGCGTGCACAAAGTGCTCGACATGAACGAGCTATTCGGCGTTTAGGGACAAATTTCCTTTTTCATATTGACAGGGGACATTTGTCCCCTCTATATCTTCACTCGCCCCACCGAGCAGATCGTGCCGGTTGAGTAACGAGTAGCGGCACGATCTCTCCCCGTGGGTTCACTGCGATGGAGAAAACGCCATGATTAAAATCAAGCAAAAAACTACCCAGCCTGCCACCAGCTGCCGTGAGAATGTCATCGCTAAGATGGCCGACGTCATGCGCGAATTGGCATTTGCTGGCGACAACGTTTCCCCTGAAACACTTGCGCACCACGGTTTCACCGGTGAAGTTGTCGACAAATTCGGCGACCGGGCCGTTGCCCTCGCCCGCCGCCTGTCGGTTTATCAGGTCGCCAGCCATGCATAATGAGATCCAGTTTCAAACTGAGGTAGAGGGTGGCTTTCATTTGCCAACGGCATACAAGTCACACGCCGGTCAACTCGATCATATGGTTGCTGTTGCTACCCTTGTATGCGGCGCTGCCTGCGCAGCGATCTTGGCTGTAAGCATATTCGGCTGATCAACCTCAATTGTCCTCATTCGGCCCCGATCCAGCAATCCTGCAGTCGATAGCAGATGATGCCCGGCAAGCCGTCCTTCATACGGTTCAAGACCAATGGAGAGAAGTAAGGACTATCGGTTTCACCCCAGAGCAAACCTTGGATGCTTTGATCTTCGGGCTTTTGGGTGCCGCAGCCGACCTAATCACACACACCGCCGCGCCGGAAAGGCGCGAGGCAATCCCGCGAATTGCGGCAGAACGACTAATCCAGGCATTCAAGTTAGCCCGTGAGAGGGAGCATCATGGCAACAGTCATACATTACAGGATCGAGAGGCGCGCCCTCCTGCCAGCCTTAGCGGTTGCTAACCGCGCGGTAGAAAAGAAGCCAACAGTCCCTATTCTCGGCAACGTACTGATCCGATGCGAAGACGGCTATCTAACAGTGTCAGGCACAAACCTTGACGTAGAAGTTAAGGCGCGTGCTGTGCAGGGAGGCATTTCGGACTTCCCGGCATTTACGGTTTCTTCCGCCTTGCTGCACAGCGCAGTCAGCAAGCTACCGGACGGCTGTGAGATTGAGTTTGAAGGCGATGACGCTGTCATCAACATCAGAGCGGGTCGCTCGAAGCTGCAAGTTCCAGTTCTGCCAGCTTCTGACTTCCCGGAGATACCGGGCAACAACTTTCCGCACAGTTTTGTGTTGTCCGCAAATGACCTGTCGCGAGCGATTTCAAATGTTGGGTTCGCAGTTTCGACAGAAGAGTCGCGCTACTATCTCAACGGCATATTTATGCATGGCGATGAAGGGAAGCTGCACTTTGTCGCCACCGATGGACACCAGTTCGCCTATTTGAAAATCAAGGCTCCTGATGGCTGCGACAGCATGCCGGGCGTTATTATTCCACGGGGCATTCTCAATCTTCTTTCACATTGTACGAAAGCGGGTGGCGATACGGTCATCAGCCTGTCGGATCGAAAGATACGCTTTGCTTTTCAGGACGGCGTGACTGTCACTTCAAAACTCGTCGATGGCACATATCCCGATTATCAGCGAATTATCCCCGCTCGCAACGACAGGTTCTATCACGTAGACCGTGAAGCGATGCTTGAAGCGGTGGGCCGCGTCAGTCTGGTCGTGGGCGAGAAATCAGACGCGATTAAGTTCGCTTTCGGTGCGGATGATGTCCGACTTGAAATCGAAAATCCGCTTGCTGGCAACATGGAAGACGTGGTGTCGCTCTCGGAAAGTCATCCAGAAGATATCAG